TCTGGTCTTCATGATACAGAGGTGGGTGGCTGTGGTTCTGGCGGGATGGTCGGCAGCGTCTGCGAGGTCGAGATGCTGTTTGAGAGCGGAAGCGGAATCTCCGAGGCGAGATCCTGGATGAACTGGATGACGGTCGACGTCGAGTATCCGGTCATGGCGCACGGAAGACACTCCTGGGTCGGCATGTTGGGGACCGTGATCGACGAATAGAACGACATCGGGAGACGATCGGAGAACGGACTCACGAAGGCGTTCGGAGTTGTTCCGTTGAAGAGCGTGACTGAGGTTGCCTTGGGCATGGTCAGGTGCAGGGGAGTTCTGTGATGGCCCTGGCATTTGCGAGGGCGAGGGCCTGGGTGTCAGAGTCGGCCTGGGAAATCGTGCCACGATGGCGTCCGGTGACGTTCACGGTCTGGCGCGTGTCAAGGGCGACTCCCGTCGTCTGGTCGACGCGCCCGAATCTCTCATAGGAGTCCGTGTTGCCGTTGTAGGACGTGAAGTCGCCGGCCGCATAGAAGAAGGTTCCGGTCGAGGGCAGCATGAGGGCGCGGACGGTCGCGTTGAACCCGGTTCCTGGGTTGAACGCCCCGACGGCCGCCCCCAGCGCCGTGGTCTTGACGATCCGAGGAACTGCCACCGAGTTGTAGGTCGTGAAGTTGCCACCGAGAATGACGGTTCCATCTGCAAGAACCAAGATCGCCCGCGCCGCGGTGTTGAGTCCGGTCCCCACATTGTAGGTCGAGTCCACGGTCCCGTTGGTGTTGAGTCTCACCAGATCTGTGCCAGAGTTGGCTCCGTCAAACGAGACAATGATCTTGCCATCGGCCTGCAGGGCCATCGAGGCAAATCCGGGATCGGCGACCGTGACCTCATACGGCGTGAATGCCGGATCCTCGACGCCCGTCGTGAGAAGCCTCGCCACGCGGACTTTTCCGGCGACAGACTCGTATCCGGCGACATAGACAAGGTTTCCGGTCTGGGGAATGAGAGCAAAAATCTTCGTGAATCCCGTGGGAAGATAATCGGCATCTCTGACACCGTTTGCCTCGATCAGAATGATCGGCTTTGCCGCGGCGACCGAGTCGTATGTAGTGAATGTCCCGCCGATCACGAGAGATCCTGCAGACGAGCCGAGCGCTGCGGTCGCCACCACAAAGCGCGCGCCCGAGTTTGGCTCGGTCACATGGAGACGATGTCCGGTCGTGGAGGCCGTGATGGTGACGGTGTCGGACGCGACTGTCGCGATGAACTGCGCGTCGGCATCGACCGCAAGCTGTATCTTAGTTGCAAGCTGCGCGTCCGTGTCAGAATTCTGCATGTCGACCTCGAGCAGGCGACCGCCAGACGGAACCGCCGGAGGACTCGACGAGTTGTTGTGGTCCATCCATACTCGCACGGGCCCATTTGCGTCTCCGAGATCAAAGTATGATCCGCCGTGGGCTGAAATGACCTGAACCGTTGAGACCTCGGCGAGAGCAGACGGGAGCAGACAGGCCGCGGCCGGAGCCGTGTTGAATCCGGTCCCAAAGGTGACGGTCGCATCGATGGCTCCCGCAGAGGTGAGTCTTGCGATTCTCGTTCTCGCGACGTTGTTGTATTCGCTGAATTCTCCGAGGGCATAGATGCCATTCGTGTCATTGAGCAGCACATTGATCTGCTCAGAACTCGGCTCTGCCCCGAAGCTGGAGACGAATCCGTCTCCCTGGGTGAATGTCAGGTCACGAGTTCCGACAGACGCTCGGGCCGTGATCTTGCCCTGGTTGGTCGTGTTGTCCCGCCAGAACTGTCCTCCCAGGATCACGCGGCCATCGGAGAGTCGAGTCATCGCAAGGGCATCATCATTCAGTTCGGCGTAACAGTGTCGTGTGACCGACTGGACCGAGTCGTAGTAGCACGGATAGATCGTCCTGAGATAATCGGCCTGCGCCTGGGCGGCCGTCTGGGCAGACACGAGCGCCTGGGCATCGGCATCTGCCTGAGAGATTCTCGACCTGTATGTCGAGGTGGCCGTGACAGTGAGCGGCCCGGTCGTGACAGACCCCGCCGGGCAGGTCAGGGTGACGGTCGAGGACCTCGTCGAGGCCCATGCGTTGCCGCCGACCTCATAGAGATCCTCGAGAGGCACGAATCCCTCTTCTCGGCTGTAGATGTGGTTCTGACCGTCCTCTCCGACGAGGCAGACACGGATCTCGTCTTCCTCGCAGCGGCCCTCGGCACGCTCGGCCCACGGCTCCATGAAGAGACGAATTGACTCGACGGCCATCTGTCCGCACCACCGGACAAGAATGCTGAAGGCCTTGTCGATGTTCTCGGAATACTCGGACTCGCAGGTCGGGCAGCCGTCAGTCGGCAGGGCATTCTCTGTCGTGACACGACGGCTCTGTTTCTTGAGACCATCGAGAATGCCGAGCTCGGAAGGCGGAATGTCGGCCCCGGCAGAGGCGGCCGTGATCGGAGCAATGATGCGCTTGCAGAGAACTGGCTTGTAGGCGCCGCGGATTCCGCGGTAGTCTGCCGTGACATATGCGTCTCCGGCGATCTCCATCAGATTGATGTCGGCATACTGGAAGGACTTGAGATCGTGGCCGTCTCCCATGAGGCGGGTCTCAAACTCGCAGAAGATCGGCCTCGTGAAGTCGATCCTCGTGAAGTCGCTGCCCAGTTCAAAAAAGGTGTCTTCTCTCTCGGGCATGAACGCTTCCCAGACATGGTTGTGGCTTCCGTCAGACAGAGCCCGGTAGTCGACCGAGGCCGCGAAGGCGCGCCGCTTTCCGTTGATCACCGGGGATGCCCACTGGATCGGGCGGATCCCCGTCCACACTCCAGACCACGCCGGGATTTTTTCAGAAGAAAATTCGCTCAGGGGAGAATAATCGAGCACAAACGTCTCAGAGTTGAGATTCTGCCCGATCGGCATCGACATGAGAAGGTAGTTCTCAAAGCTGAGACCGCAGATCATCGACGAGTCATCGTTGAGAAACTGCTTGCTGAAGGCCATCTCGGCGTCTCGATAGTTGATCTGGCTCGTTAGGTTGCTCGAGGCCGCCGCATCAGAGGCCACGAGACCTCCAGAACTATACCACCACATCAGGCCCGCCTGGAACACGACGCTTCGTCCCGCGACGCATCCGGTGCTCGGGAACAGGATCGACTGCATTCCCTGGGTCGTGGCCCACTGGGCGCGATCTCGGATGCCAGAGAGCACGATCTCGCTCCTCTCGTCGGTGAACACCACGACGACCTCGACTCGCTCGTCTCCGATGAAGCTGGTGACCCCGGTGATCTGCTTCGGGAAAGAAAAATCGCCTCGGCCCTCGCCCTCGACTCGCTCGGTGAACTTGATCGGATCAAACAGATCAGACGCCAGAAGAACATTGCCGCGCGCGACCCAGAGACGTCCCCCAGAGAAGGTCATCCAGGTCCCGGTCGGGGTCTCGAGATTCGGAGCCGCCTCGACGAGGTGCCGCGATTCTTCTCCGTCCCAGTATGCGGCCGGGGTCACGCCGTCCTGGATCATCAGCACGTTGTGCGACGGCACGATCTGCAGCGTCTGATCGGGCGCGGTCGTGACGGTCTTCTCGGCGACCGCAAAATGGACCATGTCGGCATCTGCCGAAAACTGAAGATTCTTAAGACGAAAATCTTCCCAGAATCTTGGCTGCTCAAGAGGAAACGGTGCAAAATATATCTTTCCATCGACTGCGAAGACGAGATGGTCATCGCGGCGTCCGTTCTTGGTGATCTGGAAGTGGGCCATTCCCTGCAGATTTCCCTCGGGCAGCGTGAGCCGCATGCGAAACCCGGGTCTCGTCTGGATCACGCCGCCACGGTTCACGACGTTGACTCCGCGGCGATACTGATCCTGCCGAAGAAACCATGGATGCCTGACGGAGTTCATTCCCGACATCCATCCGGCGTCCACACTCACGAGCCGTCCCTGGGTTATCGCGGGAGATTGCATGGCCTAGTCCATCCAGTCGTCTGGCCTGGTCGTCACGTCGGCGTTGATCTGGAATGTCGGGGCGCGCGGTCCGTCGAGCGCCCGGTTTCTCTTGTTGAGGTATTCCACCGCGATCAGGCGATACTGCTCCGACTCGGCGATGAACTTCTTGAAGAGCAGCTCCTGTGACTGGACCATCATGAGGATCGCCATGCGAGAATCCAGATTGATGAAGTCTCTCTCGGTCAGCACATCGAAGGCCCGGCGGCGATACTTTAGACGGACAGAGGTGGCCGACTTGCTGACTCTGATGCGGCGGTATGCCGGGACTGTCTCGGTGGGATGGATGTCTCCAAGAAGCGCGATGTTTCCGGTTCTCGACGTGTCCCAGGCATAGAGTCGGATGTATCCGTCGGTGATCGGTTTTTCAATGGAAGAGACGGTCTGAACGGACACCGGTGCGCGGGAAACAACGACTCGCTGGGTTCCTGTTCCAGACGACAGAAAGGTGATGCGTCCGGCCGTCGAGGGAGCGGCATTTGCCTGCGCCTGCGAGGGATACAGCTCGATCTGGTCGTCATCGATGGACCTGAGATAGTAGGTGGTCGACGGAAGAAGCGGCGACGGAAGCGCCGAGCTCGTCACCGCCGTGAGAGCGGTTCCAGTGACAAATCCATGGTCTAGAATGTCGAGCGACGTCGCGGCCGGAGCCGTCACGGAACGAGAGATCAGCATCTCGTGAGCTCCAGATCCCACGGTCGTGAGCGGAATCAGGACGTTTCCTGTCGTGTAGACCTCGATGGTGTCTCCCACCACGTTGGCCCGGTAGTCGGTCCCGGTCGCGAGCGGCGCTGGAAGTGTCCCGGTTGTCGTGAAACGGACAATCGTGAGGTTCTCAAGAAACGCCGTGAAATCAACATCAAGACTGTTGTCGCGGGGCGAGACGGTCACCGATCTTGCCCTCGAGAGATACAGCGTCTCGGCACCGGCGGTCGTGGCCGAGAATCTTCCTGTCACCGTGGGAGGAGCCGCGTTTGCGTTGACGGCCGAGTCATAGATCTCGACGAGCGAGTTGCTGATCTTGCGGACATAGTAGAGAGTCGACTGGTCGACCTGCGACGGAGCAGTTCCCGGCAGAATTCCGGGCGTGTAGAATCGGACGGCATTGCCGGTCGAGAGGGCCGTGGCATCCACCGACCACTGCGGAAGATAGCCAACCGAGAATGACCTTGAGATAACGACATAGAGCTGTCCGGTGCCGCCAGAGCTGATCGCGACCGGATTCGGGATCGTGTCGTTGAGAGAAAATGTCGTCGAGGTCAGCGGGGCCTCGCCGCGATAGACCGTCTCGGCCTTGATGGGATCTGGAAGTGTTCCGTTGGTCGTGAAACGGACCAGACTGCCGCCCTGCGGCGTGAATGTCACCGTCGGAACCGAGGTGTATCCCGTGCCGCCCGTGATGACTCGGATCGAGACCACGGCACCGCCCGCGACAATGGCCTCGGCCGTCGCTCCTGTGCCTCCGCCTCCCGAGATGGTGACCTTTGGCGAGACGTTGTAGGCGCTCCCGCCGGTCCCGACCGAGATGGCCACGACCGTCTGACTAGAGAGCACGGCAGTGCCGGTCGCGCCCGAACCGCTGGGAGAACTGAGATTGTGCGGGCTCGCAGTCGTCACGGTGCTGCTTCCGCCGCCGGTCACGGTTGCCGCGATGAGCTTCACGAGAGAATTGGTCCCGACTCCGAGAGACGTCAGCGCGATCGGACTGGCTCCCGCGGATGCAT